TTCTTACCATTTTCAAAGTTATTTGTAAAACCCCCGCCGACAATATCAACGAGGGGGCTCAGGGCAGTTCTAGTGGTATGCGTCCGAGTGTAGTTACTTAAGGTCTTCTAGTTGCGTCTTACTTCTTTTGATAAACTGCATGAATTTTTCCCAAACATTAACCCCTGTAACTGAATAGTAACTTTCATTAATACTTTTTACTTCGGTTGCCACGCAAAAGAACGTGAACATTTTGGTTAAAACAAGATCAATAGAAATAAAATGCGCTAGAATGTCAGCGACTACGAACTTTTCCAACAGAAAAACGAACGTAATAGCCCCCGTATAAAGTAAGCTTTTAGAAATTGTATGCGACAAACGTCTTGAACGTATCGAAGCCCAGCCGTTTTTCTTAACCGAACGCCATATTCCGAAACAAGTATCTAGAATTATAGTAAACACCGCAAGTAAAACAAGGGGTGTAATAGGACTAAGAACCGAAAGGCTAGCGAAAAGGAATGCTTTAACGTTTGTCGACATCTTAAAATACCATTATAGCATTATTATAGCCGTTGTCATTGTAGCGCTGGCCACAACGTCCGTAACAAGTACCCACGCAGTCGCACGCTTCAATCTGTGGGCGAAGGTCGGTGTCTTTATTTGTAAGACTAGTAAACTGCGGGTAAAGGTTTTTATTAGCTAGTAGGTATTTAATCAAACGTTGTTCGTAGAAACTAGCTTTTTGTGCGTAGTGTTCCATACCAAAGGCAACCTCAGTACGTGAAACACTACCCGAATAGTCGCCGAACTGAGTTTGAAGACCTTTGTTTTTAAGTTGGTAAGACAAGCCAAAGACGGAATCCTCAGCACTACGCCAAGCCACTACAGGTTGTATAAATTCTACTAGCGTTTCTTCGTCAGGTGTTAAGGTCTGAGTATTGTACGCGTTAAGCATATACTTGTAAAACGTAGTTCCTAGAATTGGTTGTACTCTTAGGTCGCTTTGTGTAGCAATGTATGGCGTTACGTCTGTTACGTCTACGTTAGCAGTAATAGGCGTGTTCGTCTTTAAATATGTTTCAGTAATAAAGTAGATCATGGCGCGGGTGTTTCTAAAGGTGGTAAACCAGCTAAGGCTCTAATTTCGTTAGGTGTCATTTGTTCGATTACCTTTTGCGCTAGGCTAGCTTCTAAAGCGTTTAAAGAGTCAATGATATAAGACGTTTTTTCGTCACGTTCTACGATAGCGTCGTTAATAATTTGGAAATTCTTAATAGTAAAGTCTGCCTTTAGTCTAGCAATATTTAAGAGTTCTTGAAAGATTTCGGTAACCTGTTCGCGCAACGGAATAACGACGTTCTTTTCAAAGATTACGTAAGCTTGTTTAATGTCAGCGCCGTTACCTAAAGAACCTGTAGTTCTAACACCTAGTAAGATAGGGTCGATTGTATGGGCAAAGCAAATTTGCTCGGTGTTTAACCCGCTAGCTTCTTGAAAAAGTTTGTCGTTTTGGTTTGTAGGAATGCTTTCTATTTTCGGTAATTGATCAGGACTATTCGCAAAGAACGCCACGCCCTTACCAGCGTTTTGCGCGCCTTTCATGCGGTCGATAGTGTCGCGTAGTACCTTCTTTTCTTCTTCGCTTTGTGGTCGCTTAGGGAACATCATTGCGAAAGCTGGGAAAATAGAGTTCTGAATGTTTGATTTTGCGAAGTACGAAAGTTCACCCGACAAAAAGGCGAAGTTTAAAGCACTTGAATACTGCGGTAACGGGTAATAGTCCTGTCCGATACTAGGTAATTCGTAGCTATAAAGCTGGCATTTGTCGCCGTTTAGTGGGTGGTATGGCTTTACTTCTTCTACGTCTATTCTAGAGGCCCAGTCGTCGCAAAGTGAATACATTGTTTTTGTATTATTTACGCGGACTTTCTCTGGGCTTACGTTTTCGATTTTATGAAGCTTGTTTTTTTCGTCAAAATGTAGCTTAAAATAAACGCGGTTGTGCATTACTAATTGTTTAGTAACAGCTTTAACCGACTTAGCTAGCTTCATTTTCTTTTCCCAAGTATATAGGTCTAGAAGTTCCTGAGGCGCAAGCTTGTCTGTCTTTAATTCGTACCCCGCTCCGATAGTTGCGTTAACCTTAAAGTCTACAATAGCCCCGTGCAAAGGCGAAGTGTAGTAAATTTGGTTAAGTATTTCAGGGTAAAGGTTGTCCTGTCCGAAAGGAACGTATCCAGAAACTTGGTAACGTCCGTTAACGTAAGGCAACGACAAGTCACCGCGTCCAATTTTACCGAAAGGCGTTGAAAAGCTTTGATAGCCTTCTACTATTTCGGTTTTTGCTTGTTTGAATCTATCGAAAATTCCCATTTTATTAGTCGTATATGCTAGAAATAGAACCGCCCGCAACTACTAAGCGCCCTTCTTCTATTAAATTAAGTCCGTTTGTATTCGTGTTTTCGTCTACTACAATAGGGTCTACGCTTTCGTAAACCTTGTAAGTATATTGCCCGCGAATAAGCGTAAGGTCTACGCCTTCTTCTAAGGTGAATAGGTTGTATCTATTTGGAAAACTAGACGTGTCAGTACCAACCCAAAAAACAGGCTCGGTAGCGGTGTTAAATTCACCTTCAAACACGAACAAATAATAAGGGTCTACGATTGTAGTAACTTCCGTAAGCGTTAACGCAAAGGTGTTAACTTCGTCCTTTTGAATGTAAACCATAACAATATTAAATTAGATTACGGACTTGTTCAAATAGAAAACCCCCTACAATGAGGGGGCTAACTACTTTTGAAACGTAAGAATTAAACTAGTAAGCTTGCAATAATGTCAGCGCCTACTTCGTAAGCCAAAGTTTCGTTTTCAGCAACCAAAGTAAGTGAATACTTAGAGCCGTCTGCGCGGGTAGTTCCCGAACCTTCGCCGTAAGCTGAAACTTGCAAGTATGGGAAGTACCAATATTTGCCGTTTGCGTCACCTACAACCGCTGCCAAGTACTGCTGGCCTGAGCCTAGAACTTTAATAGCACGGCTTTTCTCTTGGTCGCGTCTGTGGAAAACAAGGTTAATAGTTTGAGTAACGTAAGAAGAACCATTCACTAAGTCAATAGTTCCGTCTTCGGTATAGTTTGAAGTGTTACGTTTGAACTCTAAGCCAACAAAAGGGGACGTGTGTGTAATAGCCGTTACGATCCAGTTAGTACCTGTTTCGTCTGTCGTTACGCCTGTAATGTTGTCTTGTTGGTTGATTAATAGGGTGTAAATACCACCACTATTGTTGTCACATGATTTGAGGACCTCCTCTAGTGTACTACATGCCATCGTATAAAATTTTTAAGGTTATAAAAAAGGGCGGCGTTTTATGGCCGCCCCGTCTGTTTTTAAATTGTCGTTAACGATTAGTCAAAGCAAACGTTGTACATAACAATTTGATCAGGGTTCGTATAGTGGAAACCAGCTTTAAGGTTCGCACGTGTACGAATGTAAGGCTCAGCTACTGAGTCAGAAAGGTTAACCGCTTTCAACGCTTTTGAATCACCTTCAGCATCAAAACTATAAATAAGATCGGTCTTTAACGCGAGTACCATAGTGTTAACAGGCATACCCTCAGCAAGAACGATTTTAATTCCTAAGAAAGTAGGTGCAAGCGGTGCAGTAACGTAAGTCAAAGTGTTACCAGAAGCGGCAGCAATTTGGTAGTTTACGAATACGTCGCTAGAAACGAACAAACGAAGGTCAGCACGCTTAGACTGAACCGCAGCTGGCGAAGCTTTAAGAACCTCAGTCATTTGAGCCAATACGTTAGAAGACGTAATAGCACCAGCGTAAAGGCCGTTTACTGCGTTGTCAGCACACAACTTTTTAATGTAGCCGTCACACAAAGAAAGAACTGCGTCTTCGCTTGTAGTGTCACCTTGCCAACGGATTAACTCGAGGTCTTGTCCGATTTTAGCAGCCATTTCAGTCCAGTAGTAAGACATGAAAGAAGCTACAGAAAAGTCGCCGTTTGAACCTTGCGCCATTTGCAAAGCTAAGAAAGACTGCTCTAAGTCGAACTGACAGATTTGTGACATTGCAGAAAGTGCGCAAACGTCGATGTCTACTGCGTCTAAGTTGTCAGTAGGTGCAGCAAAGTTACAAGTAGAAGGCGCTAAGATGTTACCGAAAGTAACGTTCGCTAATTTAGTAGCCGACTTAATGCCCGGCAAAGTGCGGTAGTTATCAGCGATGTCTTCAGTTAAATAAGCACGGCTGTAAAACTCGTCTGGGTTAGGACATAACAACGCGTTTGTGTCTACGTCCAAGTCAAATTTTAGGTTTCTAATCATTGGTGTTGGTTTTTATTTTGTTTTTAATTGTTACTTGTTAGATGCGCGGAACGCTTTAAATCTGTCGAAAGCTGACATTTTTGTTTCTTTCGCCATTTCCATTTCGTCTTCGACTTCTTCTTTAACTACTCCGAGTTCCTCGATTTGGTTTTTAAGGTCTGCAACCATTCCGATAATAGCTTTTTCACGCTCTTCGATTAATGGCATAACGATAGCTAAGATAGCCTCAGAGTCAGCTACAGGGTCGATAGCCATTTCAGTAGCTACTTCTTCTTCTACGACTTCTTCTTCGGTTACGCTAGTGTCTTCTAAAGCTACTTCTTCGGTTGTTTCTTCTACAACTTCTTCGCTCATTTCGACTTCTTCTTTTTCTACTTCTTTAATTTCGACAACTTGGCCGTCCTTAACTACGTAGATTTTACCTTCGATAAGGTGTTCTCCGTCTGGGAAATTCATGTTATATTTAGTTAATTGGTTACTTAATTTCATTCCCAAAAAACCCTCAATACTAAAGCCTAGTTGTTCGTCTTTTACTAGTTTATTGTAGTACTCAGCGTCGGTAATTTGCGCCGTTAACATTAACGTTCCTTTCGGTACTTCGATGCCGTAGGTAGTATAGGCTTTGTCTTGCGTTGGGTTTTCAACTATCCACGCTTCAAGAATGTACGCGGGTACTTCTTTACTTGGGTCATGCTCTAAGTTAAACACGTTCCTGTTTTGTAGGTCGCGCATAAACTTAACGTAGATTTGTTCGATAGTTTCTTCTTCGAATTGCACGTAGTATTCGCCCGCTTCGTCGTCGCGTCTGTAGATTTCCATAGGAATCATTGCAGGCGCAGTAACGCGGTACTTTAATTCGTCGGAAAAGAAACGCTTAGTTACGTTTGAGAATGCCATGCCCTTAACTTTAATAGCGGGGTTTGACGTGAAAGCAATTTGTTCGATGCCTAAGTCTTCGCCGTCTGAGTATTCAGGGTCGATAGTTATTTTGTAAATGGGTAAGTCGTTTACCATAACCATATTAAAAAACGCTTATATTTGTTCAAAAAAAACTATGGTAACAATTTGTAACAAAGACATTCCGAACGAGTTAAACGAATTAACTATTCAACAATTCGAAGACATTACTAGCATTCACGCTAATCCTGATATGGATCACGTAGAAAAACACCTAGAAGTATTTAAGTATATGGGCGTTCCTGAGGTTGAAGACATGGACTTCGAAGACTTTAAAGAGGCTATCCGTGTTTTTAATACGGCAAAGAACCCCGACGGCGTACTACTTAAACGATTTGAAAACGACGGCTACACCTACCAAGCCTACGACCAAGACTTTAAGCTTACGGCAAAAGACACAAAGCACATTGAAAAGATACTAGCGCACAAACACAAAGGGTATGTTTCGGAAGCCCTAGCGGTATTGTTCAAACGTACCGACCTAAGTAAAACAGAACACTACACCGACGCGCACATTAAACTAAAGTCTAAAATCATTCGTGAACTACCCGCAGAAGTAGCCGTTCCTTATTTAGTAGCTATTGCCGAAACAATTAACAAACAAGTTCAAAGCTTAAATGAAAGTACCGAAGGGGTGGCATGAAGTTAAGCTATACCAGTTTAAAGAACTTCGCGAACTCAAAGACGCTGAAGGTTTTTTCAACACGCAACTAGAAACGCTTGCAATTCTTTTAGACGTACCTAGCGACGAACTAGAAGAACTTTCTTTAGTCGAACTAGCCGAACTATTCAAGTCGGTTAAGTGGGTTCTTAGCGAGCCTAAAAAGGGCCTTAAAAACGAACTAATTCTAGAAGGTGAAACGTACATTCTGAAGCCGTTTAAGAAACTAACCCTAGACGAGTTCATAGACTTGAACTATTTCGTGTCAAATGACTACTTAAAACACATTTCGCATATTGTTTCTATCTTTTACAGGCGTATTAAGTCCGACGAATGGGGGCATATCGAGTTCGAGCCGTACATATTTAGTCCGTTTGAGGCTTACGACAAGTTCGAAGACTTGAATATTACGGAAATTTACGGGCTAATTCCTGAGTTTTTGAAGTGGCGTGAAGACTTTCTAAAGAAATACGAAAACCTTTTTAACCAAGACGACGACGAAGACCTAGAAGAACCCTTAGACGTTAAAGAATTTGATAGCTTAGAAGCTTATAAGGCCGAACTTAAGGCCCAAGAACAAGCCAAGAAGTCTAAAAAGTGGGGCTGGGAAAGTCTTTTATTCGACCTTTGCGAAGGTGACATAACAAAAATAAAGGCAGTCGGTGAACTGCCCTTAATCTTTGTGTTTAATATGCTTTCAATGAGAAAGGAAATGGGCTACTTAGAAACCCCTAAATAGTAGATCGTCGGTAAACGAACCGCCTATAGGTTCAAACGTGTAAATAACACTTTTCTTTTGGCCTAAGATTGTAGCTACTTCTAAGATAGGGTAGCGTTGCGCCATCCATTCGGTATACTGCGCGAATATTTCTGCGGTTGTGCCGTCAGCGTTTAGGGCCTCAGTAAGTTTTGCGCACAATTCAAAAGCAGCCATGTTACGCGTTCCATTATTTAAGAACCCGAAATAGTACATAGCTAGAATCTGAATTTCTAGTTCACCTAAAGCGGGTATCTGTGCGTTTATTCTAATAGAGTCGTATAAACTACCCGTGTCGATTAGGGCTTCAGACGCAATAATTTTCTTTAGCGTGCGTGCTATCTTGTTACGCGTCTTGTATTTAATATTGAATACCCCGTTATTCTTGTACGCCATTTGCTAGAAAGTTAGGTTCGTATGGAAACTCTTCTTTAACACTATGCCCAGCGAAGGCGTGCTTTGGGTTCTTTGGTTCGACAAGGTTAGCTCCGAAGTCGTAGGTGTTGTCCGACATTACATCGTAATGATATCCGTCTGCGTAGATAGGTTCTTCGATTACTTCCATTCCTTCCATTACGGGAGGGGTTAACATAATTTTTCCTATTTCGACCACAGCAGCGACACCGCTTCCGTATGCTTCGTGTTTTTCTCCGTTGAACTCCACCTCTACAAGAATGCCTTTTGCTTTCAAGTCTGCGAGTGCTTGTTCCTTGTTTTCGTATGTTAGCTTGTAAATCATATGCTTGTAAGTTGTGCGAGTTGAGTGTTAGTTAAGCGAGTAGTCCAAAGGGCAAAAGATTTTATAGAACCATCATATTGGAAAGTATCTGGAGCAGCATAATAAGTACCAAAATCAATAGCATACATCCCTATACTTGGAGTTCCGCCATTATAAGAAGATGCTTGATTACCATTAATGTACAAAACAAAGTCATTAGCTTTATATGCAAAAGCCATTTTTACCATTTGCCCGTCAGTTAAAGTTCCTGAATTAAGTGATAATTGAGCTGCATTATTACTATAAACAATTACATTAAAATTACTCGCTCCCATTTGAACATAAGTCGAATAACTATATGAATTTCCAGAACCTTTTAAGTATATTGGAATTGCTCCATTAGGGTTCTTAAAGTCACAAGTAAACTCCGAATAAAACACCCCCTCTGTTTGTCCTATAAGCGAACTAATACCAGTCTTTGAAATAACATCTGCATTGCGTGTTACACTTGCTGAGGTTGTAGGTATGTAACTTGTACTATAATTTCCAGCTTCGAGTTGAGCACCCCATAGGTAAAAAGTACCACTACCACCTACACTTGTTCCACTTGCCGCAGCTTGAAAAGTTGTATAGGCAATAGCATCTGAAGTTGTATTTGTTGCAGTAACACGATACCAACCACTCCCCGCATCTTCGATAGTTGCAGTTGTATTCGCTCCCGTAAATGTTACCGATGCAGTATCTAAATCATAAATAGCACGATAAGCTAAACTATTCGTTTCTAATTGAATTGAAAAATATCTGTTAGTTCCCTTTTTTACATAGATACTTAAAGTGCAAATTGCAGTTGTGCTGACTACTTTGTAAAGCTGACCACTTGTATTGAATACTGAAGTTTCAGCATCTTGAATACCACTTGGGGAAGTAGTTGTATTTGCTGAAATAGTTGTCGAAGATTTTACCCAACTAGAGTCATCAAAAGACGAACTATAAGTAAGTAGGTTAGTCCTCTGCGGTTCTACAAGTAAACTTGGACAAGTTCCGTTTGAGTAGTCAAGTCTTGGTATGTTAAGTCTTGTTTCCGTTTTTTGGTAGTCTTTAGCGGTTGAGCCTTCGACAAGTTGTGCATCTTGAACAAAGATACTTTGTCCGCTACCTACATAGTTTGTAGTTGCGTTAGCATTTGCAACACCATAGTAAAACTCGAATCCGCTTTGATGGTTAGCAATAGTAAGTGAGCATCGATACCAACCATTCCCTACGCTTTCAATGTTTGCAGTTCCGTTTGTTTCTACAGTTCCGATTGTACCCGTTGAAAGATTAAACCAAGCACGAACATTTGCAGAACTTTGAACCCCTCGAAGCCATATCCAATTAAGTGAATTTGCTTTAGCGTAAATTGAAATAGTATGCTGACCACTTACAACGGGTGTTTGACCAATTAAGTGAACTCCGCTTGTGCTATTGTCAGTAATTAAAAAAGCGTTTGTGGTTCCGTCATAACCATTTTGACCACCAGTTACTGTGGAATTTACTTTTGCCCAAGCAGCGTTACTAAAAGACGAACTATAAGTGAACAAATTGTAAGGCACTAACTCCACCAAGCCAGCAGAGTTAACTCGTGTTGCGGTGGTCGCTCGTGTTACTGACAAGTCGCCAGAACCATCCGACGGAATAACGGAATATAATTTGCCCTCCTTATATCCGTTTGGCGTTACAATTAAAGAGGCAGTATCTAATAGGCTCATATTTCAAATGAATTTAATGTTTCTTCAAGGCAGACTTCGGCCTCAAATGTACCGCCGTCCGTGTTTATGCGTGCTAAAAATAAGTCGATTAAGTCAGCGCTTTGCTGAATCTGTAGGGCTAGGGCTTCTATCCATGATCCGTTTACAGGACCTGTTGCGCCAAAGTCTTCAGCTAGGGCTTGAATCCATGCTTCGCCGTCGTCTTTATTTACATTGAAAAAGTCGCAAAGTGCTTCTAGCCAAGTGCCGTTTTTTGTTTGTGTTATTCCGTAGTGCTTACAGATTGATTGCCAAAGGTTGCCGTCTACGTCGGGGGCTTGTAAGTCGTGGGCTATTGTGTGTAGCCAAGAGCGGTTATAGATTGCCATAACTATATTAAATTTAGTTCGGTTCTTGTTTAAGTGGTACGGCGCAGTCTGTCCAGTTGTTTACGGCAAAGGTAGCGGTCATAACCCAACCCGCAGCATAGTCTAGTAAGTCGTTGTTTAACGGGTTAAAACTAGGTGTATCTACTAGGTCGAAATTGTAGTTGTTTGAGTTTATGAAGTACGTGTAAAGGTCATAAAGAATTTGCTGGCAGTCTGACAAAATTACGTTAATATTTGCGCGGTCTTTTTGAATAATATCGAAGCAATAAATTTCTAGAATAAAGTCGTTCGTGTTTTCGGTGGCCAAAGCTGAAACAGGTACGATATAAACTATAGGGTACTTTTCATCCTTAGTGGCGAAGTTAAACATTTGTTCCTTGAAGTCAGACCCTACCTTCTTAACCTGTATATGATTGTCGTAGAAGTCCGTAATTTCGTTTATAAGTGCTTGGTAACTTGTCATAGTTCAGACCCTTTCTTTATTTTATCAATTTTGTTTTGTGTGTTTGTTATGTCCGTTTCACTTACGACCGCTTGAACAACGAAGTTCTGAGGTGCATTAACCGCCGTAGGGGCGCTAGCCGTGTTCGCGTTGTTGCCTTGTCCAAATAGATTGACTTGCGGTACTGCTAAAGCCACGCTAGAAGAACTGCCCGAAGACGAACTAGACGACGCCCCACCTGACGGGCTTGAACTTGGGCTAGTTAAAAGTTGTTTAGCCTTAGCAATGTTAGCCGTAATTTGTAAGATACCGCTAGCGAACTGAGTAATACCCGCTAGACCACCAGTAACGCCGTTAGCTGGGTTTTGATTTGATGCAGCAACCAAAGCGGAAATAGCTTTAGCCGTGTCGATACCGATTTGAACTAACGCGCTAGCCTTATTGAATTTCTCTAGTTTCTTCTGGTCTTTAATAAAGGCGTTACCTAAGTTTGTCAAGG